CGGCCAAGCGTCATCCGACCACGGCATGCGTTTGACGGGACCATGACGCCCTGGCGCTTTGTCGCGTGGCATCAGTATTGCCCCTTAACGTTGGAGTTCCAATAGCCACCGGGGCTGTCAGAACTCGCCATTCGCTCGACTTCGATTCGGTCGATTCCCTGCAGCAGATATCGGCCGCCTTTTTGAAAGGTCAGTGCCGCTGTTTTGTCATCGTCGTTGTATTCGAGTCGAGCGAAACAGGTCGAGGTTACTGGAATATTCTCAAAGCCTTTGCCGCCGCGGCCAGTTCCAAAAATCTGCTGGATGCCTCTTAAGATGGCCATTTACGGCATTCTCCGTCTGGACCTCCCTCGACCCAGGCCTTGGCGATGACCGCGAGCGCGGCGGACACGCGATGCTGGTTTTTGCATTCGTCCCAGCATGGCGGCTCCGATACCGCTGCGGCGCCCGAGGCGGATACCCCTTGCCATTTAGAGCCTCCTACCTTTGCGATACGAGAAAAGTCTGGGCCTCCACTTCGGGAGGCGCCAGCTCTTCGGTTTTAGCGCCCGGCGCAAATCCAGGCGCGACTTCATCGCCATCAGCGACGCCGACGGCCGCGTCTGGCACGGGCGGCCCTGCGTGATGCAGGCACCATCACCATGCGCCTACGTCCTCTGCGAGCCATTGTGCTGCCCGATCAGTACAGCCGACGGCCCTTGCGACCGCGGCGGCGACCTCTACGATTGCGTTCCATTTCGCTCTTCTCCTCTTGCGAGTTGGTTTTAGGACTCACGCACCGAACAAGGTGCGCTCCTCGGCGGCCACGTGAAGCCGCTCGATAGTAAAATCCGGTGAAACCGACTCTAAGTCAACCGCAGTCCAAATCCCTTGGCCCTGTGTGGGTTGCGGCAGGATGTCGAATCGTGTGCCCTCGGGCAGGTCGAATCCGATGTCCTCGCTGCCGCCCGGCACACCGCCGCCGCCACAGGTTTGCGTGCCGGTGAAAGAAACGCCATGGCCGGAATTGTCGTGAACTTCCATGTAGAGTCGTTTGTAGTTTTTGATGGTCAACATGGTGTTCGGATCATTGCCGCGCAGCGCCTTGGTGCTGAGACGCTTCTTCAGCGCCGCATCCGGCTGAGCAAACAACGCATAGAGTGACGTGCCGTCGGTGCCGTACGGCGTCATGATCGAGTCCTGCTCATAATAGCCGATATTCGTCAGCTCGAGATTCTGTGACGCCACTGTCCAGAACGGCTGCCCTGCCACCGGATGCCACATCAGCAGCAGCGAGCGGGTGACGCCGAACGGGTCGGTGAATCGGCCGTTGAACAGCAACACCCGGAAATTGAACATGGTTGCCGACGCCATGGTCGGCAGATACTGCGAGGTGTCGAGTGTCAGGTAGGTGTTGGTGAGCTTGTTGCCGATCGGCTGGGCATCGCCGCCGGTGGTCATGAAAATTCCGGCGCCGTTGGCTTGAATGAAGTGGCGGCCGACACGGCCGACCGGGCGCGGAAAGCGCTGGCCGACTTGCGGATCGAGGTTCTGGTAATTGAAGGCGGTGGTGTACGGCGAACCTGTCGCGCCGGTGCCGGTGAGCTGGACGTTAGTGATGACGTCGGTGGACGAATCGCCGAACACGTACAGATAGCCGGCGCTTTGCGCCAAGTCCTGAAATGCGTAGGTCAAGCGATCGCCGAAATAGCCGAACGAGCCGCCGCCGTCGGTGGTGCTAAAGTCGGCGCCATTTGAGGGCACAGAGAAAGAGACAACGTCGCGACCGGCGACCCATAATCTTTGTTGGTAGACTTCCATGCAATAGATGCCGGGCAAGCCGGTCGGCATGACGTAGATCGGCGGCCCCGGGTTGGTTTCTTGTTGGTTGGTGAGCCAGTCCGGCGCGTTGTCGCCGGGCACGTAGAGGGTAGTACCGTCCCAAGCGTACAGGCCCTGCGGCGAACCAAACAACACGCCACCTTGCTGGCCGGCGACATTGCCGAAATATTGCGGCCGCCAGACCTTGGCGCTGGCCCAGTATTGCGGTCCGATCGGCTTCCACGGCGTGGTGGTTGGCGTGGTGGTCCCGCCGGTGACGTGGGTGACGAGCTTGCTGTCGAGATCGACCTGATCGATGGCGCCATTGCTCAAAAACATCCAGCCTAGTCGGCCTGGCGGCGGCTCATAAAATTGCGGAGTTTCGTTGCCAATGAAACCAAAAAACATGCGCAGGATCGTAGTACCCGACGGCGCGGTGTAGATCGCCGGGCCGTGGCCCCAGCAGGATCGGAGATTCCCCGGACCAATCGGGAATAAATTCTCGTCCCACCATTCCTCTTCGTCGTCAATCGAGCCTCTGCGTCCCTGCTGATTGAGTCCCTTCCAGGCCTGCAGCGTTTTGATTTCGGGCGGGTTGGCGCTTTGGATAGCCATGCGGTTTCACCGTCCTGATGTGATAGCGGCCTTCGTCATCGGCGCGGATCTTAAGGCCACGATAGCAAAGCTTGCGATTGATTTGGTTGATGTGCGCTTTGATGCACGACAGCTGCGGCGCGTCTTGCGGATGCAGCCACCAAATGGCGTCGATCAATTGTTGCGCGGTGCGCGGTCGCCTGCCCAGCGCATCGTAGATGGTTTGCTGCATCTTGGTCAGCCGGATGATTGGCCTCATGCGGAACGAATCATCGCGCCGTATGGAGTCTGAATCATCTGCGGACAGACCACGGCCGCGCACATCGGCATGTCGGTGTTGAACAGTTGGATCATGACTTGCGCGTCTTCCTTGCGCTGCTGCTGGATCAGCGCCAGCACTGCGGCCCAGTACGACACCGCGTCGGTCCACGGGTAGGGAATTGGCTCCGGGTCATCGTCGTCAGTCAGCGGCTGCGGAATGCAGCTGAGATCGACCTCCATCTGGGTGACGGTTGCCGGGATCGGCGCCAGATAGAGCAACGAGTCCGGACCTAGTCCATATTGCGACCACCAGCCCGGCTCGGCGAGCTGGCCGTAGAAGGTGCGATTGAAAATTCGGAAGCGCGCCTGAAAATCGGTCCAGACGATCCGGCGCCACATCGGTTTCCAGCCACCGGGACCGATGGCAATCGACAGCGAGCGGATTGCGAGGATGGATTTAGCGCCGGGCAGCTGTTGCTGCACCTGGGGCTGCCAAGCGCTGACCGGGTACACCTCCTGGCCGGGGACGGTCAGCGTACCTTGGGGCAACAGCCGCAGGCATCCGGACGCCGCTGCGATACGGCGCCGTGAGCGGTTGATGTAATTGCGCAACGTTTCGAGCGGGAAGAATTGGCCCTGCTGATCGTTGAGGTGCTGCTGCACTTCGGTAACGTACTCCGCGAGCATTGGCGCTACTCCAAGACGGAGGCCACGGCGGCGGAGGGCATGGCGGCGGAGGGCATGGCTGCGCGCTCGCTAGTAACCCCGTTCCTGGCGCCCGCGTGTCAGTTTCGAACGGCCACGGCATCCGTGGAAACGTCGGCACGCCACGCGGCGGCCAGAAAGCGTACCCCGGATCGAAGGGCGGACGGAATCCCCATCCTGCCGATTGGCCAGAAAAATAAAATGGCCACAGCGATTGCGGGGGCGAGCAGGGTCCGATCGGCGCCGGTGGCCACGACATCAGGGCACCTGCGTGACGGTTGTCCCTGGCTGCACGATCGGCGGCAGCACGGTCCCCGGTGCCGGCTGGGTGCCGAGCGGCTGCGCCGGGAAGGGCACGCCGGGAAGCGCGTTGGTGATGCCGGTCATGATCATGCCTGTTGATGGTTTGCTGCACACCAAATTCAGCGCCGTCAGCGTCAGGCCGACGCTGGCGATCTGACCTTGTGGAATCGTACTGTACCAGCCAGTCCAGCTAAAATTCGCGTCTTGGTGTATTACTAAAGTTATATACTTAGAGTTGAATCCGAACGCCGTGCCGACCGGGCAATTCAGATCAAAAAAGATCGGCGTATCGCCGAGCAACAAACCGCGGAAGCCTGAGTTGACCGGATCGTCTTTGCCCCAACGGCTCGACGGATCATTGTTGTAGCGCTCTACGGCGAGAAAGTCGGTCATGAGCGCAGTCCAATCCTCGACGCTCATCACCACGAAATCGAGTGCCTCACCGCCGGAATGTTTAACCGCCTTGAGCAGCTGCGGGATGAACGCGGCGCGGGTGAGCACGGCGCCGGCAGTCGGAACCAGCAGACCGCCCCAGGTCGGATAAGTGGTGCGCGACAGGCCGCCATAGACGTCGACATTGGCGCCCGAGTCGTAGGCGTCGAGCAACCCAAACATCTGCAGCGCGACGTTAGTGGCGTTCGAGCCGAACAGCGCATCGGCAAGCGCGGCGAGCGCACTGTTTTTCAAATCGTTGAGCTTGAGCATCAAGCGCGAAGCGACAGCGATCGCGTCCTGGGTGACGAGCTGCTCGAGCCCGAACGATGAGACAGGTGTGGCGAGCGCGCAGAGATTAAATTCTGCGTTCACTGTCGCTGCCACTTCAGGTGCGATCGCAAATTGACCGGCCGGTCCCATCCACGACGAGTTGACGTACTTGCCGGTCTGCACCGGCTGCGTATAGGGCGAGACGCCGCCCGATGCGCGAATCGCATTTCGCAAGAGCAAAGCGAGCAATGGATTCTGCCGATAGATGAGCAAGACCACCATCTGCGCGAACACGCGGCGAATGGTTGTTTCCAGCTCCGTCCCGATCGGGCCACTCGGGATTATGCCCGCTCCAAGTAAAGGAATTTTATCCTCCTATGGCTTCTAAACCAATGAGGTAAGACGGGATCATTCCCGACCAAATATCCTGATCGGAATGTCTCTGCCCTCGCCCACGGCGGCCGATCCAAAGTTCGAGATTTTCAGGTCGATTATCGTGGCGGATGCCATTCTTGTGATGGACAGTCTCGTGTTTTGTTAGTTTGCGTCCGAGTATTTTCTCCATCACCCGGCGATGTTCGGGTTGCTGGTATTTCCCACCGCCGCCGAGAAGTCTGTATCCGTGTTTGTCGAAATGTCCCTTACCGCGCGCCGAAAGCGCCGCGAATTTGCAATCGTTCGAGCAAAAGATTTGGTTCTTTTGATACCCCTTGTTGCGACCTTTCGCGATCCGCCGCGGCACATCAAACACGCGCCCGCATTGCGGACACGTTCTAGGCGGCGGCGGCCTGCGATCGTGATAGCTCATCGCTGTTGTTTAGCCCGCTGTTCGTCGCGGTTCATGGCCTGCACAAATTGATTGAAGGCGTAGGCTTCCGGATCCTTCGACATCTCGCCCCACTCTGGCTGTCGATCGTGATGCCAGTAGTGATCGCCGGCATAATGCGCTTCCGAGGTCTTCGGCTCTTTAGCCGCCATGTAGGACGCCGCGACCTCGTAGTCGCCGATATACTTGTCCTTCATGAACTGCTCGAGCTTGGTCATGCCCTCGTCGGTGAAGCCGTACTGTTTCTGCACGCTGGTGCGCGCGGTGCGCCAGCGCTCGTCTTCGGCCCGTTGCCGTTCGGCCGCTGCAGCGTCGTCGCGCGCTTTCTTTTCCGAATCGAAGCGCGCGTTGACCTGCTCCTCGATGTCGTAGTCGGGAATTTTGACTTGCGGGTAGACCTGTTTGATCAGGCGCTTGGCTTCCTTGCCCCACTGCGGATGATTATAAATCGGCTCAACGAAATCGGCGACCTGACGCCGGCCTTGCAGAAAGTTGTATTCCTCGTCGCTGATTTCGCGCGGCACGGCAGCCTCCGATTACGCCGAATTGCTCTTACCGATGATTGACGGTTGGAGCGGGACTCCCCCCTCCGGCTTTGGTACGACCTTGGGGATGGCACCCCATTCTGAAATTTCTGATTGCGTATCCACTTGCAACACAGTCCGAGGCGGCGTGTCAGGTGGACTTGTAATGGGCGGATCGAAGCTGCGATTCTGTGCCACGGTTTAACCTCCTGAATTTGATGTTGGTGGCCTGTTCTTCTTGGTTGCTCGGTTTCCAGAGCTTTGGCGGCCAGCGATCGCACTCTTCCTGCATTCTTTGGCGGTGCAGTTTGGAAAAGTCCGACGCACCGGGAGCGTAGACCATCCTAGGCTCCAGGCAAAGGCATGCTCGGCATTGGCGCGAGGTTCGGCGCCCCGCCGGCGGCCTCGCCTTGCTGAGCACCGCTGCCCCTGAGTTGCTGCATGACCTGCGCCATCATCGGGCTCTGCATGACCTGACGCAGCAGGTCGCGCATGCCGGTCATCTGTACACCTGCGGTCGGCGCCCCCTGCGGCAAATGCCGGCTCAGCCGCTGTGCTGCCTGCAAGGCGTCTTTATGCAACGGTGTCCCTGGCTGCAGACCTTGAATGGCAACCTGAATCATCTGAATGGCCTGCAGCAATTGATTCATCGCGTTGGCGTTATTGCCGGGGCCGGGTGCGGAAATTGGCGGGTTCTGGCTGTTGCGCGCCAGCGCAGCCATCATAGGACCACCACCACCGCCAGGAGGAGCACCACCGCCTGCAGCAGCAGGAGGAGCATTGCCGCCAGGAGGGGTCGGCGATCCAGCAACCTCGTCCTCGATGTCGCCCTGAGCCATCGGTCGTCATACCCAAACAGCGTGACCGCAGCATAAGCTACGCCAAAATACGACATTTCTGCAACTCAGTGTCACACAAGGGCACACAGTGTGTTACCGACGCTTACGACTGCCGCCACCGCCGGCCTGTTTGCGTTGCGGCAGTTGCAGCACATCGCGCGTGATCTCCTCGACCTTTTCCTGCTGGGCGGCCTGCGCTTGTTCCTTCTTGCGGCGACGCAGGTTGGCCAGTAGCAGCTGGGCACCGGGTGGATGGATCATGTGAATCAGGTCTTCCGCATCCACGGCGCCGGCGCGGGCTAGTGCAATCGCCACCTGCCTGTTGTCCTCGGCGAACGCGGGCGAAGCGCTGTGCGAATCGACCACGACCTGAAAGCCGTCGGACAATTGCGACAGCAGAAAATCCTGGCCCTTGTCGGTCTTGTAGATGTACGGGTCCATCGCCTGCTGGATGCGCAGGCCGACATAGCCGCAATCGGCGAGCTGGCGCTCGATGCGTGCCGCCTGATCAATCAGGCGCGGGCTCGAGGTGCGGACCAGGGTTTGGGCGTGGACCCCCGCCCGCACCCCTGGTTCACCCTGGCCGCTCATGACGGGCGTAAACCCTGCGGCCTCGTCAAACAATTGGAAGATAAATTGCAGCTCCTCGAGGTAGTGCGGGTCGGGTGCCTCTGTGAGCTTGGTCGCCTTAGCATTGGGGTTGGGGTCGTTGATGAAGCCGCCTTCTGAAATGACCTTGTAGTACTGCTCCTCGGTGATGCTGGTGAAGCCCGCCATCGCGTACGGTGCCGCGACGTTGCGATCCCATAAGACTTTCAGATCGCGCATCCTTTTGTTCAACAAATCCTGCAGCATCTGAATGTCGGCGATGATGCTCCTGCCCCAGAAATAGCCGGGCGTGCTCTGTGGCTGCACCTTGACGAACGCCGAGTGGCCGGGAATGCGTGACAGGTTGCGCCGGGTGACGCCGCCCTCGATGATGATGCACGGCCTGCCGTAGATGACTTGGATCACGGTGTAGTCGCCGTTGCGGGCGCGGTCGCGCACCCACAGCTCGCAGTGCCGCACTGTGCGTGAGATTTTCTTCTGCGGTTTCCACGGCGCCGGCACCGGAAATACGTTGACGATGCCGGACGCCGACGGCGTCGATTGCTCGCTGCCGATCGGCTGCAAGCCGCCGACCACCATCTGATGAAAATAGGTGTCGGGCTCTTGATCCTTTTCGGTCGGCCGCGCCTCCAGCACCTGGGCGATGATGTCGTCCTCGTGCGGATGGTTGATCTCCTGCAGCATAGTGCGCAGGCGCGACAGCGTCGGGAACGAGACGTGACAGAACGCCTCCTGTTCGTGGAGATTGAGCACCGTCTCGGCCAGCACGCCGAAATTCTCCGGATGCACCGGCGCCATCTTGAAGCTTTCGCCGTCGGGGCGGAGCTTGAGCATCTGCACGCCGTTGACCAGCGACCACGTCACCGCCTCGGCAAAAGTGACATCGCTGTTGGTTAGCTGAAAGTCGGCGGTCAGTTTTTCGCCGACCAGCTGGGCGCGATCGAGCACGTCCTCGGGCTCGCTCGAGTCATACAGAACTTGGAAGCGAACATCGGTCGGCTGCATCAGGAAACCGGAGAGCTTGTCTACGAAGCCCTTGGTCTTGTTGTAGATCGCCGCTCGCGAGTCGCCGGTGCCTTGATAGTAGTACTGGCCGGCGCGGGTGTAGACCGTGCCGCGCTCTTGCGCGGAGCCCATGCACTCATCGATGATCTCTTTGCTCCACTCCTCGAGTGGACTGCCCTTGTCGTTGACGTCGGGAATTTTCAGCGCCATGGCTCACCAGATGCGCGCCGACCTTCTTTTACTGACCTCGATCAAGTCGGGTTGGGCGCCGCTCTTGAGGTTGGACTGCAGGATATCGAGACCGGTGCCGAAATTGAGCCGGGTCTGGCGGCCGTTGGCAATGGCGCCTTCCAGCGCCTCGCGGCCGATCGCATTCCACGTCGACGGTGCCACAGTGGAAGTCTGATCCTTATAGGACACCTTTGGCTTCATGCCCTCATGCCGATCACGATGGACGTTGCCGACGTGATAGTCGTTCTCGAGGATGTCCTCGGCGATGGCGTTCGCCTTGGCGTAGAGCGAGCCGCCGATCGCGACCGGCTTGAACTGCTGCTCCATCTCACGTGCGTCACAGGCCGGGCAGCTCGGCGGCGGGTCGTCCCACTGCGCGGCCTCGAGCATCACCTCGATGCGGTGGAAACACTCGCCGCATTGGTATGTCCGCGCGATCGGCATCATGCCTCCTTGGCCTCGGCCTCGGCCTCGGCCGCAAACCCCATACCCGTCGTCCAACCCGGGGGAATGCCGATATTGAGCAGCTGGCCGTTCCGGTAGACCCAGACATGGCCGGTTTGGTCGATACCAACGGTCGACCCCGTCCTCATCTGCGGATAGTTCGAGAACAAGATACCGGAATAGGTAAAAAGCCCGACGGACGTGCCGGTGCCGCCGGGCGTGGTGACAGCAATGGCTACCGTCTGGCCCGGTGGACCAGCCGGCGTGGTGCAGGTGATCGAGGTATCGCTGACGACGGTCACGGCAGTCGCGGCGACGCCGCCGAATGTCACGGCGGTTGCGCCGGTAAAGCCGCTGCCGGTGATGGTGACCGGAGTAGCACCGGCCTGCGGTCCCGTATTCGGATTGACGCTACTGACGACCGGAGCGGCCAATAGTGTTGGAGCGTCGTTCATTTTTGCCTCCTGTCAGAATATCTGGTGCCGTCGCTGCGCCTTCTGATTGATCATCTGGAAGTGCCGGCTGAAGACGCGCATCAGCACATCTTCGGGTTTGTCTGGCGGCCGTTGGTGGACCGATTCCCAGGTGTAGTTGCGCGCCAATAGGCCATCGCGTTTCCACTTGATCCAGGCATGATGCGCCAAAACCAGGGCGCTGACGAGATCGTCATTTTCACCAGTGTCTGGTCCGGCGGAAATATAGCCTTCGTCATCGACAATTGCCTGCATCTGCTGGATCAATCGCAACGATCGGATCTCAAGCCGCCGCAGCATCAGCGAGTCGCGCAGCTCACTGTAGATCATCGATTTATTGTCGGCGTTGGTTTTCCAGTTGACGACATTGCCGGCGCCGCCCAGCGTGTCGACGCGTGAATACAAGAACCAACGCACGTTGCCGATGATGTCGGTGATCTTGTCGGAGCTGGGGTTGCCCTGGATGAGGCCGCGCTCGGCGAGCTGTCGGAGGTTGCGGACTTCGGGCATGACCGCAGCCCCGATGCCAGTAATCTCGAGGTTTGCCATGTGATCGCGATACGCGCCAGCCAGATGCGCCAGCACCCAAGCCAACTGGTAGGTAACGGGCTTATTGCTCTGGAATTCCGCCACCTGCACGACTCGATCAGCATAGCAACGAAGAACCTCAATTGCATGATCGTCGGCCTCGCCACCACCGCCGCCGGATGGATCGATGCCAATGGTGTAAACACCGCCGGCAACCGGCGGCTCCCAGACGCGGAGATTCGCTTCGTCAGTGTCGCGAGTCTGCTCAATTCGGCTCGACAAAAAACGCTCATCGAAAATGTATTTATAGCCTTTGTACGGAGCGCCACTGGCCAATGCCTCACCGATTTCAAGAGTGCGCGCTGCTGGGAAAAAGTGAGAGCCGCTGGCGATGAAGCATTCTTTTTCGTGCCAGGGAAAATGCCGCAGCATGTACTCTTCGGCGCGATATTCTGACTCGCGGCGCCACCATGCGATTTGTTCAGGCGTGACCGTAACGCCGTACTCCCCCCGCACCAGACGGGCTTTCTTGATCTCCTCATCGGTCAAGTGCCCGTCCCAGTAGGTGAGATAATCCGGATGGTCGCGGGGGATTGAGTAGGTCGGATTGCTCCAGTAGCCGCAGAATACAAACCGCATGTGACGATCTTGTTTCGCCTGCATGCAGTAGTGATACCACCAGTTGAATCCGTTCGCGATCGATTCGTAGATGTACAAGCGATTGGGATTGAGTTGCGCCAGCGAGGCTTTGAGCGATTCGACACCAGCCAAACTTTTCCAAGTGCCGCACTCGGTGGCGTGCAGCATGTTGAGTGCGCGACTCGCCCCGAGATCAGGGTTGTTTGCTGCCGCCATCAGGTCGATCACTGATCGATTAGCAAACACCATTCCATTTCTGTTGTTGGTAATGATCTGATGCTCGGGCCCGCGCCATTCCGGCGGCAGCGTCTCGAGCAGCGATGCGAAGATGCGGCGCAGCCGCTCCAGATTGTCGGTCCGGTCCGCGATGATGGCGCCCTGGGTGCCGGGATTTGCCAACGCCCAAAATAGCTCGATCACCGAGGCCACGGTCGTGATCGCCACCTGCCGGCATTTCAAAACACAAAAGGTGTGGACGTCATTGTCGAGGCCGTTAGCAATGGTGTCGATCACCATACGCTGCGACAGCCACGGTTCGACGTGGCACCTGCCCTCTTCCTTGGTATCGATCTCGACCGCCCCCAATAGGTCGTAGATGCCTTCGCGCAGATTGGACACGATCACTCCGTCGCTGGCGGTGATCGCCGCACCCAGCCTTCGTACGGCTTGGTCGTCCGCTGCTTCACGATCGATGGATAGGTATTGCCGTCGCGCTGCGGCCAGCTGCCGTTGAGCAATCGACGCGGCACCAGGGCAACCGTCGGCATCCCCGGCATCGTGACGCCCAGGTCGGCCACCTGATTGCCGATCGCGATCGTCACATTGCGGACGCTGTTCATCTCCTGCTCGAGCGCGCCGAAATCGTTCTCTAGTCGATCGATGCGCTCAGAGATCAGCTCAACCTGCCGGGAGGGTTTTTCTGTCATTGGGGTTACTCCGCCGCGGTGCTATATAGCACACGGCGAGGCACTCCCCCGTTCCTCGCTCTCCTAGAGTACCGGGCCCGCCTTCTAAAGCCCCGACCCTCCCCGTTGGACAGGCGGGCCCTCTTTCGTGAGCCGAGGTAGCTCAGTCTGGTAGAGCGACGGATCGAAAATCCGTGCGTCGCTGGTTCGATTCCAGCCCTTGGCACCATCCTTTCATGGAGAAACAAAATGCGAAGAATTCTACTGTCAACAACTGCAATCACGCTTCTCACAGCATCGGTGCTGGCGGCTGATCAAACCTTCACTATGCAAGGTCAACTCATCGTCAAACCAGACAACACGTTCACCATGATTGGCACGATGACACCGAATGCTCCGACACCGCCCGAGCCGCTGCCGGTCGTGCCGCCGGCCGTGGCCATAACGAAGCCGGCCAGCGGCGCAACGGTCAGTGGTGCATCTGTTGCCGTGAATGCGACGTGCACGGTGCCGGAAGGTTCACAGCCTTGCGTGCTGGTCGATTTCAGCATTGACGGCATCTACAAAGCGACAAAGCAAACCGCGCCCTACGACTACACGTTTGACACAACGACGGTTGCGAACGGCAACCACATGATCAGCGCGAACGGCAAAACTGATCCGACGACGCAGACGAACCGCAACA